GTGTCATAACTATGGTGAAAGCCAAAGCAGGGGGGGGTGTATGGGTAATATGAAAAATGAAGGTAAAAAAACACTTTTGCTTAAAAAATTCCGACTTGGTCTTTTTACTAAAGGACAGTGGCACTACAGAGATTTTAATACACCCGAAGAATTATTAAAAGAATTTGAGGATCTTAAAAGAAAGATTTTTAAAAAAGTTGAGGAGCTTAATTAAATGACCAAACTCCAACACTCAACAGGGTTGGACCAGAGGAAAGGATGAACGATGGAAAATTATGATAGCACAAAAGACACATTAGAACATATTTTTAATGTATCGCATAAGTTAAATAAGATGGTTCTTGAGTTGATGTGCCGTATGCAAGCACATGACGCTTCAAAACTCCGCTCACCAGAAAAAGAGATTTTTGATATTTATACACCAAAATTAAAAGGTTCAGCCTATGGGAGCGAAGAATACAAAACTTTTCTTTCAGAAATGAACGTCGCTCTTGAGCATCATTACTCATTTAACCATCATCATCCAGAACATTATCAAGAGGGATTTGAGGGTATGGATTTGATTGACCTTGTAGAAATGATTTGTGATTGGCAAGCGGCAACGGAACAACACGTAAATGGGAGTATAGACAAATCCATTCTTATCAATAAAGACCGTTTTGGAATTTCAGAACAGTTGGTTAGGATTTTACAGAATACAGTTAAACGATATTTTTGATGTGTAATCCTGCCATAAGGATAGAATAGTATTTTTGAGGGCGCTGAAAAGGTGTTGCAAAAGTAAAAAAATTTAGTTCTTTAATATGGCAAGGTTCAGCTCTATGTGGCGTGGAAGCCTGATTTGGCACTCCAAGGTGCTTATCCGAATGGGATAGTTAGGTCTTGGAAGCGGTTAGCCAGTGCTAATCATATCCGTAAATTAAATCGCAGACCAACTGCCATAGAGCTGAACCAAAAATGAGGAGAAGATGAAAAACCATTGTGTATCTTTAGAGATAGCGAAGCAGTTGAAAGGAGCGGGGTGGAAAAAGGAAGTATATTTTCATTGGATTAATTCTACTTACGATGATGGTTATGAAGGTGAAGGGCGATGGTATTGTGATGGAAAGTGGCAAATTCTTGCTAACACCCCACTTATTTCTAATGGTTATACCACTGAGTTTTTAAAAGATTACCCTGGCAATAATTATTCTTCTGAATTAACTACTGAGAAGATTTCTAAGATTATAGTTTTACCAGCCCCGCTCGCTACAGAGATTTTAGAAGAGTTTCCTCTTGCGAAAATAGAGAAAATTTCAAAATTAGGATTTAGTGTTTGGTGTCCAGATAGCGTTGATTGGGATAATCCACAAACAATAGATAATCGTAGTCATGATTTTTCCCTACCCGACGCCCTCGCTAAAATGTGGCTATCTTTAAAGAAGGAAAATTTAATATGACAATGCTGGGCAAACATCAATCAGAAGAAGCAAGACGGAAGGTTGCTAATTATCGGAGTGGAGGTCTAAATGCCAAAAAACTTAGAGCAGATATTGAAAGAGCCGCCAGAATTTGTTAAGGGTGCTTGTTTAGGAGAGTGTTGTCCAAGGTATAAACAGGATTGGCAGAAGTGTGAATCGTGTATAAATTACCCCGCCTGGATAGAACAGATATGTGTGTGTTTTGAAAAAGATAAATTAAAGTAGCCACAGGAGAGTGACCATGACAAATGAAGAAGCAGTTGAGGTGCTAAGGGAATTAGAAGATAGTAAATTTTTAGAACATTATGGAACTATAAACAGAGTTGATATGAGCGATTACCAACAAGCTCTTAATCTTGCCATCTCTGCACTACAACGTCAGGAGAGGCTTAGTACGGCTGAATTTAGAGGAGTCTTGGCGAGAGGCTATTGCACACCAAGAAACAGCCATAAAGTTTTAGATGCGGGATTGATTGAAGATATGGTGGTTGAACTTCTCGCTGAAATCAAGGAGGTGCGGTGATGGACAAAGAAAAAATGCATACTAATATATGATAAATTCACCAGCCATAGGGCATGATGATGCAGGTGTAATGCCAAGAAGGATCAAATAAATGTCTAAACAAGAATGGAAAGAGTGGATGGACGCATTTTGGATCTGGTTAATAACAAAGGGATGGATATAATGGGCGGTTGCGATTTTCAGAATATGAGGTTCAGCGTTCCAATGTCGGGGGATAATATTTATGATAAAAACTATAATAATATATTCCGTAAGAAGAAAAAGAAACGGAAACCTAAAAAAAGTATAATGACAACAATCTTGATCAGAAAGGTGGGATAATGGACTACCTACTGATATTTTTAGTCAACATAATTTACTTGCCTACAATATTTTTTGGATTAGTTGGTGATGATGCTTCAACGATGGCCCTTGATCCTTTTCCCATAAAGCGTACGAAGGCGTTTAATATTATTTTACATATTGTCGTAGCAGAGTATATTTATATCGCCTTTGGATGTTCCCCTGTTTCGTTAATGACCGCGATACTATTCTCAGTTCATCCTTTTGCCGTTCAAGTTCCAGTGTGGATTGCAGGCAGACAATACGGGATAAATGCTTTATTATTCCTAATGGTTTTGGCCTATGCACCATTCCATTTTTTAGGCGGATTGGGTTATTTTTTAAGCTACGTTACCGCACCTTGCGCCACACTCGCTTTTACACCCCTTGTTTTTATAGGAACAAAATTCTGGCCGCTTCTGTTTTGCCTGCCGTTTATAGCCTTGTTGTCTTACAAAAGGGCTATGCCAGGTGTCCAGAGCAAAATAAAAGGTGACGGTTGGCTCTCCGCACCCTTGCCCACAGACTTTGATTTATTAACGATTAAACCTAAAAAGTTGATCCTTGTGGTCAAAACATTTTGGTATTATTCGTTCGGGAGTTTATTCCCTATTAAAAATGGTTTCTATAATTCATACCTTGCCACTTTTGGATCATCTACTAAAGCAACGGCTTATTGGTATTCTTTCAATAGGCATTTTTGGGGTGGGCTGTTCGTTATGACTGCTATGTTTATATTTTGGGTTGCCAACTTCCATAATCAAATAGGCTTTGGGATATTGCTTTTTGTTTTATCTCTTATCCCATTCTTGAATTTTATCACAGTTCAACAATATACTGCGCCGCGCTATGCTTACTTACCCCTGATCGGTTTTCTTATCATGCTTGTCAATATCTTAGCGAAGTTCCAGGTATCGGGGTTGTTAATTATGGCAGGTTTGTTTGTTTTTTATGTTGTTAAGTTATTGCAAGTTTTTAATCATTACAGGACTAATAACATTGGTATGTATGAATACGAAATACGCGTGTTTCCCGACAATCCCCGTATATGGTATTTCCGGTATGAGCATTGGCTTAATAAGAAAAATGATATTATGGCGTGGTCTGAGTGCGCCCACGGTTTATTATTTCTACCCGAAGATTGCCAATTATGGTTTGGTTTAGCCTGCGCGACATTCAATCTGGGCAATATCAAGGGTGCGTCTTTCTTTCTAAATAATGCCGAAAAATTTATGTTGCAGGCTGATAGGAAAAATATGGAAGTATACATAGAAGACCTGAAAAGTCAGATATACAATAAAATGGGGTTGACTAATACTGTTGTGCCGCCGAAGCATCCATTTTACAGGGGGGTGGCATAATGTTTGAAAAGATTAAAAAACAACGAAGGTTAGATAAAATGCAACGGCGTATGATTGAATTTGGGCAGATATTTGATACAATAGATATGACGCTTGTTAAAAATAAAAAGACGGATAAGGAAAGGGTTGATTTTTGGATGGAATTTTTCGGCTCTCAGACGTTTAGGCGACAGTATATCAGGGCTATGGTTGAAGGCAACAGGTAGAATATGCCGGACGAAAAATTGCAATGGTGGCAAAAACCGCAATGGGAACGATTAAGGCAAATTATTGAGTCTGGAAGGAATGGCACTGTAAGAGATTTGATTTATCAGGATGGCTTGCCAATCAGCTCAGGTGAGGTTACGAGCCATAGAAAGGGGATAGATTTTAACAAAGAATTATTAGGGCAATAGGTTAGCTGACAAACGAGGGGGTGTTAAAGCCCCTGACGAATGAGGCTTTTGAAGTAAAAACAGATCAGGCAGATAGTATCTCCTGGCGGCTTTGGAAGCCTTTTTTTATTTATGCCAAAAACTATATTTAATTTTAAAGTTGTTATGGTTTCTATGCCGAAAAGCATAGAGAAGTGTTTCTATTGTGTGAAGACAGGAAATCAACGTTGCCGCAATCATAGAAAAAAACTTGCACTTTCTTATAAGAAAATGAAGGTTATTGAAAAAAAAATTACAAGGCTTCAAAATTGGCGTTCTATTATCGAGCGCATACAAGAGAAAAGTAACGCTGAAGATTACGCATGGTTGAAAACTTGAAATATAAAAGTTAAGGTTTTAATAGAAGCCAACATCTAAGGAACAATCATAGGACCTTGCTTTTGCAAGATTAAAATAAGAGCCTTGATGCTCTGGCTTCTATTATTTTCTTAGAACTTGCATAGAACATGTCAAATCTTGCTACGTTAAGGCCCAATGTATTTAGTTCAACTAATCAGCCTAAGAATAGGCACAGAGGTCCTTATCTTCTCCCTATTCTTAAAAAACTTTGCGAAAAGAAAATCAACTTTGAAGATCCAGAAACAAAGTTATTAGTCCAGGGTAAGATTAAAGATGTGTTGATGTTGCGCCTTATTTTAAATGGCACAGAGGGTGAAACTAAAGCCATTGTTGAGATCTTAGATAGGCTTGACGGCAAGGTGAAGGAAGCTATAAAAGTTGATGACAACGAACAGTTGCTTGATAGTGAAATTGAGCTTATAGGCAATGGCAATAAACCATCTGCACTAAAACGATACAAAGGTCTTATAGATTGAATAAACTTATTTTAAAAAACTATCGTCCTCATATCGGTCAAGAGGCATTTCATTACGCCATAGCCTATTTATATCAGTATGTTTTAGCGGCATGGGGCATAAGAGCTGGAAAAACATTTATGGGGGCCAGGGAAGCCACAAAGCAGGCATGGAACGCTAAAGGACCTGGGGCATTCGGTATTATAGCCCCTACATTTTCTATGTTAAAGCGGACTACCTGGGTTGAGTTCAAAGAGGCGGCTCGTCCCTTGATCATGCCTAATAGTTCTAACGATAGTGATTTTATTTTAACTCTTCGCAATGGTCGCAAGGTTCATGGTCATACCGCAGAACACGCAGATAGAATACGAAACGAAACTTTTGTCGGGGCATGGGTAGATGAGGCGAGAGAATGTAAAACTTTTGGAACGTTATGGAATGTTCTTTTAGGTCGTGTTCTTTCAACTCATGGCAAGATTTTTGTTACTACAAGCCCTAATAGTTTTGATGATATTCATAGAATATTTATAGAGCAAAAAAATCCTCAGTATGGCATTGTCCGTTTTAAAACCCATAATAATCCATATTTAGACCCTGTGGCTATTGCAGAGTTAGAGGCGCAATATGACAGTAAGTTTGCGCAACAGGAGCTTTATGGTGAATTTGTTATTTTTGAGGGCACAGTTTATTACACGTTCAATCGTCAACAGAATGCAGGTGATCTGGCTTTTAAGATGGCACAGTATGACGCAGACAAACCATTAAGATTATGCTGTGATTTTAACGTAGACCCTATGGCGTGGGTTATTTGTCAATTTCACGAAGAAAATAAGATTAAAACGATTAGGGTTATTGACGAAATATATTTAAAGAATTCAAATACAATAGAAGCGTGCGATGAGTTTAAACTGCGTTATCCAAATCATTCTGCTGGCCTTTATCTTTATGGTGATGCAACAGGCACAGCCCGCCATTCCTCAAGCAATATAACAAATTGGAAGATCATAGAAAATGAGTTGGTTAAATATCACCCAATGAATTGCGTTCCTCTGTCCAATCCTGGGGAACGCGATCGTATCAATTCGGTCAACGGGATTATTTGCAATAGTCAGGGGTTAAGACGCACACTTATAAATCCCCAGACGTGTAAAAATTTTATCCGTGATCTTGAGCAAGTATCTTTTAAAGAAGGCTCAGTTGCTATAGATAAAACCAGGAATTTTTCATTGACTCATGCAAGTGATGCCTTCGGCTACATGGCCGAGAGGGAATTTTCGCTTAATAGGGGTTATATCAAAGGCTTAAAAATCTAATGGGCGCGACTGTCGTAGGCAATACAATTTATATAAGCAAAGATTTGGAACTTACACCGTCAGAACGGCGCGTTGTCATTGCCCACGAATTAGGGCATTGTTATTTTAAGCACAGATTGATCTTATTGCCGGTTGTTTTGCTTTTTTTCTGGTATCCCGCGATTATCAACGCGGTTAAAAGATATTTGGAAATACAAGCGGATTTGTATGCACTTGATAAGACAAAAGACTACGCTTCTTTTGTATCGTTGATGGACAAACTACAACATAATAAAAGCAATCATCCAACAAAAGAGGCGAGAGTCAGATTAGCCTTACAGGGGAACAAATGATACCTATCCGAGAAATTATTGAAAATCCGCATCCTGTGTTTCAGAAATATCACGCTTATTTTAAGTTCCTTTTAGACAGCTATGAAGGCGGCCCTGACTATTGTAATGGGGCCATCTCATCAATTAAGTCAAGCGGCTCTTTACGTGATTGGGCGTTAAAGATATTTGTCAACGGTAAGAGTTGGAATAGACAAGTATCAGGCAATTTGTTTATGCACCCGAAAGAGCGGGAGCAAGATTATCAAGACAGGTTGCAGATGTCTTATTATTATAATTTTTGTTCACCGATAATTGACATATACACAGACCATTTATTTAAACAGCCCATCAACTCAAGGTGGGGTAACATTGAAGCTGATATAATGGAACGCAGTGAGAATATTGACAATAAGCAAGGGTCAATAGAGGAATTTCGCAAAGAGTTGGCTGATTTAACGCAACTCTATGGACACGTTTTTGTAATTACTGACAGCCCTGCTTATGCAGGCAGTATAATCTCCAAGGCGGATATTTTGGACAATAATCTCCTGCCCTATTTTACACTACATCATCCGCAGAATATTATAAATTGGGCGTTAGATGAGTTTGGCTCGCCTTATTGGGTGTTGATTAGAGAGTTCCTTGATTTGAACATTGACCCATTAGCTTTTAATAAAAACAGGCGCGAGGGTGTGCAGTATCGTTTGCTAACAAGGCAAGAATGGATTTTATATGATGCGGGCTATAACGAGATAAGCAGAGGAGCTCACGCGTTGGGCATTGTGCCTATTACTTGTGTTTTTGATAAGCAGTCTAAAAAGGTGCGTAACTTTTTAGGAATATCCTCTATTGCCGATATAGCTTTTATAGCGCGCGATGTATACAATTCTTGCTCAGAGTTAAAACAGATATTGCGGGATCAGACTTTCGCATTCCTGGCGTTACAGGGCAACTCAACAGATTATGATGAGCTGAGTGTCGGCACATCAAAGGGGTTGCTATACCCTGTGGGTTCTGCTGCGCCTTTGTATGTATCACCGCCTGCGGCTAACTCTGAAACTTATTTTAAACACATAGACAGGCAAGTGGCTAAAATGTTTCAATTAGCTAAATTAGAGGGTGGAAGTGTCCAGGCACCCGAACAGTCAGCAGTCCAGCAATCAGGTGTTTCTAAAGCATGGGATTTTAACCAGACCAATTCTGCTTTGTCTAAAAAGGCGGGCAATTTAGAAGATGGTGAAATGAAACTTTGGGGTATGTTTGCCCGCTGGATTGATAAAAAATTTGACGGCTCTATAGAATATCCGCACGAGTTCTCTATTCAAAGCCTCAATGCTGACATTGACGAAGCAGAGAAAATGGCGAGGTTGAGTTTGGGCGCAGAGTTTGACAAAGAAATCAAAACAGCAATTATGAAAAAGAAATTCCCTCGTATGAATGACGAGGATATGAAATCCATGGTTGATGATATGGCAAGCAATGAAGATAAAAACGGACAGAGTATCGGTAGCCGACTCTTAAACAAAGTTCCGTCTTTTATGGATAAGGTGAATAAAATGGCTACTGTAAATACGCCGACAGGCGGTAAATAGAGGGGGGTAGTATAATGTTAAGGCGATTATTCGGGTGGTTATCAAGTGAGCGTGGTGAGGCGGGTGCTAAATCAGAGGAATTTTCAGCAGAGCAGCAGCTAAAAGTCAACGCAATCGTTGAAGAAAGATTGGCGAGGGAACGGGTAAAGACAGCGCCTATGGTTTCAGAGGTTGAAGATTTAAGGAAGTTCAAGGCAGACCACGAGAAACAGATAGAAGCCGCGACACAAAAGGAATTAGAGGCAAAAAAAGAATATGAAAAGTTGAAAGAGGGTTGGATAACTAAAGAGAAAGAATACCAGGGGCTTATTTCTAAAAAAGACGGTGATATTGTTGATATGAAGATCGGCAATGCACTTATTAGTGAGATAACAAAGCAAAACGCCTATGCTGAGGAAGCGATGGCACTATTAAAAACACAGGCGGTAATTGACAAGGACGGTAACATTCGGATAAAAGGCAAGGATGCTAACGGACTTGATACTCTTCATTCAGTAGAAGAGGGAGTCAAGAAATTTTTGACCGATAAACCCCATCTGGTCAAAGCAACAAACAGGGCAGGGGGCGGGACACCGCCGGCAGGTGGCGCAGGTGGTGGTGCAGCAGGTGGGGATGACCTTATGACCCTAACCAACAAGATGCTGCAAGCACAAAAGGTAGGGGATTTTAAGTCAGTGAAGGATCTAAAAGAAAAAGTCCAAAGTGCTATGACTTCACGTAGGACATAGGACAGATACAGCGAGGAGATAATGTTTAAGAAACTTTTTAATTATTTTGCAATGCTGTTAATGTTGGGCGTGGATACAACTACGACTACATTAACGGAGGCTATTCCGACAATAGTCGGTGCGGCTGTTCTTGAGTTGGTTGAAGGCGATGTTGTAGGGCCATTGATAACAAACATTGATTTCATGGGTCCAGGCATTGTCCATCAAACACCCAAGATAGCAAAGTTGACGGCAGAGGCTGACGATAGCTCTACCGCGCAGGCTGTGGATTCGGGTGGGTATGCCTCAGAAGCATCACCTTCAAGTGCTACGGTTGGCGTTCATAATGCGTCTGTGTTGCTTAAAGACATAGCGTCTTTAGGTTCTATACAGGATATGGCGGCAGTAGCTGGACAGCTAATCGGCGAATGTTTGGTAGTCAGAAAAGACTTAGACTTGGTAACATTGTTTACGTCTTTTTCTACTAATCAAGGTTGCTCAACTACCACGTCAGCGTATTTAGCTCCAGCGGATCTGTATGATGCTTATGGTTCGTTGCGCGGCGCAGGTCATGCCACGTTACCTTACCATCTCGTTCTTCCTGCTACGCTAATATGGTCAAACAAAGGTATCATAACTTTGTTTGATAATTCAAGCGATAGCATCAACGGTGGCAGTGGTGTGGGCACGGTTGGTGAAGATTGGACACGTTCAGGGTTTTCGGGTATGGTCATGGGCTTCAATCTGTGGTCAGACGGGAATATAGCGATAGACAGCTCTAACAACGGTGCAGGGGCAGCTTTCTCTAAGGCAGCAATTAAGAATGTCATTAAGAGAAGTTTCCAGATAGAAGTTGAACGCGATGCGTCCGAAGTTGGGACTGAAATCGTGGGTTCTGAAATACGTGGTGAAGCTCTGTTACGCAATTTACACGGTAATTTGATGAGGTTCACTAATCAATAAACTCTTGTAGGCTGAGAGGCTAACTGTGGGTGGATTAAGAGGCATATGCTTTGTTTAAAAGGAATGTCACACGAAATTGCATTAAGAAGCATATGCCTCTTAATTTTTGAACAACAAAAAAACCCAGCAACACAGGAAAAAGGAGAAGGATATGTCAAAGCAGGATTTAGGGGCGTTGCAAAAAGAGAACGAAGCGTTACGGGCGAAATTAGCTGAACAGGAAAACTCCCGCATAATATCAGAGGCAAGAAGCGGCGGTAGTTTGCACGATGAGATAGGAAAGATAAGAAAAACGCAATCTAAGCAACACGGCGCGGCGGGTATAGTTGTTAAACAACATTTTGACCATAAGAACATTACGCTGTGGGATAGGGCAGGCAATTCTTTCGGCCCTATGCACCCCGATAACGCGGAGAGATTTTTGGGCGATATGGCTGCCGCAGGTGTTGTTTTATCAGTTACAATACCGACAGCAGAGCAAGTGGCGGCATATAAAGAAACGCCTGAATACAAAAAAATAGAAGCGACAGAGAAAAAGCGCAGGGAAATTAAGAGCAGATCAAGGCGTTCTGGTAACTTTGAAAAATTGATTGCGATAATGGAAAAACAGTTTGGCGTTCCAGCATCACAACTTAATGCGGTATTAAAACCCGAAGATGTAGGGATGAAGAAATAATGTCAGTAATTTTAGAGAAGAATAAAGTGGTCGGGACACCTTACATCAAGCGGATGATAAAGTGTCCTGGCCATTATCTTATACCGCCCACAGTAGATGTTTACTTGCGTGAGCCTATCCCCTGGGCCAAAGATTGCTCTAACTTCGTGGAGTTAAGGGGCAGGCGCATAAAAATACGCAAAGAGCGGATTAAGTTGGATGCTTATGGGCGTAAAATGGTGGATTGGAGAAAACTCCATAGATTGCGTGATACAGGCATAGTCGTTCAACCTTTGGTTTCAGCCGCATGGTGCATTGAAAACATCTATGACCCAATGAGCTGGTTATGTGTTCATTGCCCTAAATATTGCAAAGAAGGGCAAGGCAGGGTAGTTTTGACCACGATAAACAGATTGAATGGACACTACAATAAAAGATGAACCTTGTTGCAAAATCAAATACATTAATAAAAATAATAAAAAGCAATGTTACGCCAAAAGCTGTAAATCATAAAATATTAGTTGCTACTTCTTCGGACGCGGGTTGGGGAAATGATGCCTGGGGCACAGGCGAATGGGGCGGGAGCGCAGGCACAGTAGGAGTTGAACAAGTCAGGGCTGTGTTGTCAAGGATGACACCCAAAACGGTTTTGTCAGCTAAGATAAACAGAGTTACGACTTTAAGAATAGGCAGTGCAGGGGATACGGATATGACTTATATTTATTTAAAAGCATTAGCTCAGGCATCTGGAAATTTAATGCTCTCTGATGCTACTAACTGGGATACT